GCGGCTCTGCCGCCAGTGACGTTTGCAGCGCACGTTCTTGGTGATGTACTTTGCGAGGGATTCAATGCTGTTGTGGTCAAACTCCAATGGCTCGCACCGCGATCTGCCGCGCTTACCCCATGCCTTTTCAACCATTTCACGGGTCAGCCCCGCCGGGTGGGACATGATAACATGATGATGGTGACGGCCCAGCGGCTTGTCCCCGTCCATCGTGCAGTATTCCGAAACCACGATCCATTTCGGGTGTTCGATTCCGTTTTTGTCGCAGATACGGTACAATGCTTTGATGGCATTGGAAAAATCCCGGTCGGCACGTTGCAGATCACCGGGCGCAGGGTGGTGTTCTTCGTTGTAGGTGTATGTAACGGAATAGTCACCGGGTCGGAAGTTCCGGTTTGCCAGCAGTTCCAGATACCGACCACTCTTGCGCAGATTATACGATTCCTTGGCAATGCTGGTGGCAAGCTCTTTCTTTTTCCGGGTGCTGGCCTTGTGCTGCTGCTCTGTCACCTCGAAGAAGTCCACCTGCATAGAGGGGGCCGTGGCATAATTCATACCGCAGATAAATTTCTGTTCCCGAACTCTAAAGCCGCCGGTCATATTCTCCACGTCCTCCTTTCCGCAAACGTCATGGAATTTTCTTAATCATGGGCCACAAACACGAGAGGGGGAACGATGCAGAGGGGAAACACCGGGCCGCGTTCCCTTTGCTCTCTATCCCGGTAGGCTGCTGTAACGCCGCCCTCGTTTTCCCTCTGCACTCCCTTTCCCCGCCGGAGGTAAGCGCATCTCTCCGCGCTCTTCTCTCTGTGTGTCCCTTAGTTTATCTACGGTATACAAGCCCCTTGCCGCCTCGTCAGGGCGGCAATTTAACGACGGGTTTCCTATATATAATATAGATAGGGGCTTTGGCGGGCAGATCAGGCCAGCGACATGATCCACTCCGTCAGGTTTTGCAGCAGCACCGCCAGCAGGTTCGACAACACAATGCCGACACACAGCCACCAGAGAGCGATTGCGGCCAGTTTGCGGATTTCCGCCGGGTCAAGTTTTCTCATTTCGTTCTTTCCTTTCTTCCCATTCAGGGCAGGTGCTTTCCGGGTCGGTGAAGTCCGCCCGGTACTCAGAATTTCCGTTGAAGCACACCCATGTATAGCCGTCATGCCATGCACAGGTGCAACATTCTTTTTTCATGTTCTGCGCCTTTCTTCTATAATTGAACCGCACACTGGACAAAAACTCCCGGCGCAATCGTCCAAACGGTGATCGCAGTTAGAGCAAAACGGCACTGTGTATTCTTCGAGTTTCAAAACCCGCTGTGTATAAACCGGCTTTCCATCGTACAAACACTCGTTTGTCGGAACAGGATCATATACGACAAACTGCTTGGGCCGTTTTCTCCATGCGATGTGCGCCACCGGGCGCACCCCCTCCGGGGCGACCCTCGGTGCGCTCTCGACCACGCACATGATCTGTTCCACTTCATCTTCCATATCCGGGTTACTTTCGCCGCCCAAAATTTCAGGCACGTTCTCCCGGATTCTCCGAAGCAGCTCTTCCGTGTTGGTAAACTGTTCCATCTCAATTCCTCCCAGCTTTCAGCGCACATTCCGTGCAAACAAACTTCATATCCGGGTTGACCTGCAAAACCAGCTTCACGTTGTTGGTCTGATACCAGCACTCCCGTCCACACTCCGGGCAGATTTTCAACTTCCAGTCTGCCGCCCGTGGGTGCGGGACGTTCTTTTTCAGCGGCATCATGCCGATTGCCTGTAAGACACTACCCATGATCTTCACCTTTGCCTTTCAGTTTCAGCTCTATTTTCGGCTGTGGCTGATCGCTGCGGTTCAGCGGCGAATAATAGCTTACGCACCCTGCAACGCCGTCCGGGTTATCATGCCATGACAGCGCGTGGCGAATGACCAGCCAAACAATTTCTGCTCTGTACGGAATTTTCATCACATCCGAAATTGGAGCAGGGAGAGCACAACGGTTATACAGCTTTTCCATTTCCTCCCGCATGGTATCTCTCCGACGCAGGGCAACATCAAAAGCATTTGCTCGCTGCTCGTTCGTTTTGAACGCTCCGTTTTCTTCATCTGAGAGAAATTTTGCCAAGCACAGATCGTCCGCCATATCCCAGAACTGACCCATGTGCAATCTCAGATACCACTCACAGGCTGTCTTTACCGCTTCTGCCACCGGTCGGCTCATGGTGATTGTCACTGTTTCCACTTCCGGCACGGTTTTCTTTTTCTTCTCCATGACTATCCTCCCTTGCGCCGGGCCAGTTGTTCCGCTGGCCGTGTTCAAACTTCTTCGCCATTGCTGCCACCTGAATTGCTTCGATAGCCAGATTTACTGCGGCTTCCCGAATGGCCTTGAAATCGTCTTTCGGCACAGTCTGGTTTGCCTTGACCATGTTCCACATCCGGGTTTCGATGTAAAGTTTCAGTGGCACAATCGCCCGTTCCGCTTCTTCCAGCTCTTCCCGAACAACATTCTGTCCCTCGTGCGGGCTGGCGAACTGGGGGAAGCGTTTGTTTGCTGCTTCCAGCTCCTTGTTTACCAGACGGCGAACATCTTTTCTTACTGCATCCATTGTTTATTCTCCTGTTTTAATTGCAGATCGTATCTACTATCCAATACACAAACCCGACAAGTTGCAAAAACCTATCGCCCAGCGACCGGTGCTTCTTTTTCTTCTGCAATTTTTTTCTTAGCGAATTTGTTTCAGCTCGTTCGTCAGCAAAAGCAATAGACAAGTGTTCATTTTCTTCTTTCAGGCTTGCAATCATATTTCTTTGAGTTTCGATTATGCCCGCCTGCTTGATAATGACTTCTTGATTGCTTATCCATTTTCTTTCCGTTTCCGAGTGGATTTCCGGGGCCGCTTCTTTAGCCTCTTCTTCGATCATCCCGCAGTATTGCAGCAACACTTGTTCCGCCGTAACAATGTGTGTTCTATCGAATCGGTCAAAGCACTGTTCAACAGCATCCATAAGCTGCTGCGCACCCTCTATGTTTGCTTTCAGGCCACTTTCAATCATGTGTCTAAAATCCACCTGACTGAAAATTTCCTGCTGGAAGAAGTCATTGAAAAACTGTTCTCCCTTATTGCTCAGTTCATATCCATCTTCTCGAAGCGCGTCATAGTCTATGAGGTGCAATACGCATTGTGCCTGTCCTAACCAGAGCGTTTCGTTGATTCCGATACGAATGTATCTTCTGCTCACCCTGTTTTTCCCTCCAAACGCATTCCCTGAAAGTCAGCAACGCCAAAACTCCCATCCTTGCACGGGTGACAAGCGTAGAGCGTTGGCTCCATGATCTCTTCCGGTTCTTTCTGCTCAACCGCTCTGCACATAATTTTCATTACAAAGCTGCGATTGCTTTCCTCTCCGCTGGTTGAGCACTCCACAAATTCTTCTCCGCACAAACGGCATTTGTAGATTGCATCAAACATCTTCATTGTCCGTTTCGTCCTCCACTTCATCCGGCAGATCATCGAATGTGTATCCGCTCTCTTCCTGTTCGCCAGTGTGGTTTTCAGCCAGCATAGCGACCAGCTCTTGCAGCGTTGCTTCCGCATATTCGTTCAGAGAATAAGACGTGACAGCAGCGCGTACTCTCATACCATTTTTTACCACATAGTACGTTCTTCCGTCAGCGCGTTTTCTTTGATAGTAGCGGATAAACCCGTTGTTCTTGATTTCGTCCTCAACCGGTGCAAGCTGCGACCAGCAGATAAGGCCGACCATGTGTTTATCTTCCGTTGTGACCGGGATAAGGATTTCTCCCATGTAGTAAATGCCGACGGCCATTTTCTTTACTTCTACTTCGCCCTTAACCGTGTCGTCCAGATTGAATCCGCTAAGATCGTCTTTATATGAGCTGTCATAGTCGTTATAGGCCACCTTGTCGATCATGGTTTCTTCACCGATCCCCAGCAGCGCACCCATCTGGCTGCGGTTCAACGGACGCGGGAAACCAGTTGCGCAGTAGATTGCCGACGCGGTTCCAATGTAAAAATCGTCGCTCGTTTCGTTGTAGAAAACATTGCAGACAAGCTGCCGTTTGACCATCTTGGTCAATCCCGAAAGTTTCATGTTCAAACCACCTTTCTGATAACTGCAAACGGCGCATATTCGGGGAACTGTTCATCTGCGGATTTCTCCGCTGCTTCACCGGCTGTGCGTTCCGTTTCTGCTTCAAATTCTCGACCGATGATGATGCACGGCGCAGTCACGCCAGCACCATTCCAACCGGCAACGCTGATGTAGTACCTGTTCACAAGTCCCGCACCTCCGTTACGCTGTCCACTTCGATTTTCTGGTACTGCGGGTAGTACAGGGCCGCTTCTTCTTTTGCCTTGTCCGCCGCTTCAAGTGCTTTCGGTGCTTCTATGCGGTACGGCAGATAGGCCGGTGTTTCCTGCCTATGGCGGTTTGCGTTGCTTCTTGCTCTGCTGCACCGCAGCATGACTAAGTATTTCGGCATTGTCCTTTCCTCCTGTTAGTTTCGGGCATTTCCGGGCTTGAACCGGTAGGGGCCTGTCCCCATGCTCACAGAATGGAGCCGCCGCGCCGGGCGGCTCCGGTAGGAGAAAATCAGTTGATCCCGTTGATGATGGGAATACTGCCGTCACCGCCAACGTATGTAGGCAGTTCGCCATTCCAGAGGGAATCGACGTTTGTGATTCGGTAGTACTCCAGCAAATTGCTATTCAGGCTGTCATTGAGGGCGCGGTTTGCTTCCGCTTTCTTTTCGGCAACGTACAGCTCCGCGTCCGCCGCAACCTTGGATTTCTCCGCTTCGGCATTGGCCGCGATCAAATCAGCGTCCGCCGTTGCCTGCGCTTCGACGCGGCGTTTTTCCGCATCGGTTTCCGCCTTTTCCTTTTCCTGCTGGGCCTTTACTTTGGCTTCAACGGCATCCGTAAAGGTATCGGTGAAGTCGAAGTTTGTGACGCTGATATACTGCAAGTCAATGTTGTACTCTGCCAGTACTTCCCGCAGCTTCGTGTCCATCTGTGATGCAACGGCATCCCGGTTCGAGATAAGACTGCTTGCATCGTAGTGGGCGACCACGGCCTTGACCGTTTCCTGCACACGGGGAGTAATCAGAGTGTCCTCGTACTTCTTGCCGACCGACTTGTAAATCGTCATGGCATTCTGCTGGTTGATCCGGTAGCCAACGGCAACGCTCGTGGCGACTTCCTGAATGTCAGAACTGAACGCCGATAAAT